CGAGAACAACTCACGCTAGTCTGTAAGTACGTGAAAGGATAGGAATTTAGGATTCGTGAGCGACAACAGTCGCGCCGTGGGGGTATTTTGCGGTACCAGCCATGGCATTTCCAAACATGATAAGTACAATTATGAACAATCAAGTGCAAACCAATTCCGCTAAAGTGAGAAAGGATCCAGTCGTTTTACCGAGCGATCAAACCTTTCGACGTCACGTTCCCAGCGTCAATCCATCCACTTCTGATGGCAATTATGGGAACCGGGAAGTCATATTAGAACGTGACCGATCAACTGGTACTATTGTAATGCGTAGTATTGGGCGTCTTGTACGTAAAATTAGCATAGACTGGGAACCATTAAGGAGAACTCAACGAACGAGTTCTGAGAACCGCAGTGCGAAAAATAGTAGTATTGCGCGTGACAATTGTAACTACGAATTGTCAAATGGTACGGTGTTGAATGGTAAACCGACGGAATTAAGAAAACCTGACATGGTCAGCAGTAAAGTATGCTGCCTAGACCTAAGGAATTCTGACGATCGTCGACACCTTCATGGAATGGAGTTTCCGGAAGTTGAGGAAGCAGTGAAAAGAGAAAGTGAAGAATGTGAGCACTTTGATGAGTGTTGCGTTCTGAAAGTGAAACAGCACATGCCGTATATCACTGGTCGATCGCTGTCGACAAGCGGATTGGCGTATCATTCTCTGAAACCGTCAAGGGCCCATCGTTGGAAATTGTTGTTTCGTGACGTCAAGATGACAATAGACGAAAGCAGTGATGCATATGGTCCGAGTCGCGAGAAAGAAATGGCGCTGAAGAGGAGATTGGCATTGAGTGTGAAAACGATAAGCGATTTCGTCGTGTACGACAAGCGCAGAAGGGAACAAGCGCGCAAAGACAAGACCGTTGTCGCTTCCGTGGCCGAATTCGAGGAAAGCGACTGCGGAGCGGAAGACGAAATTTGCGATTCGACACTGCATAGAAACACGGAAGGTTATTGTTGGTTGAACACACCTGGTGCTGATGAATCATTGATTGAGATATTAGGACGATTCCCATACATCAAAGATGTCGCACGTGTATTGACTCTAATCGGTTATGGTGTGGATATACAGTTTCGGTGTGCTGTTCTGGCGAACGCGAGAACGAAAGTGTTGCATATATCACCAGGTAATAGTATTAACTCACTGATAATGTTGATGAAGAAATACGGAGAATATCGCGTAGGCGGTTTGGGCACGGTGTCGTGGGATGATAACTTCATTCAAGAGATAGAGGATTATCCATACACGTTGAATCAGTTGCTACTGTCTGGTGGTATAAAGCGAACCGGTCCGATGGTGCCCATGGTATCAACAATGTCAATACGAACACAAGAGTTGCGTTTGAGCGCGGAAAGAGTGAACACGTTTCTCGCGACACTGACAAGAGACTTCGGATTCGAAAGAAATTACAGGAAAAGGCAAATAATCGAGATACTGATGTTATCGTGTCATGCGCATCTGAACCTAGTTTCCACATTTTCAGTGTGGTCGCAGAAACGCATTTTTGACGATTTCAAGGTGCTCAGTGCAATGCGAACGTGTTACGTCCTCAATGTTCAAACTGGCAAATTTGTCACGGAGTCTAAGCCGGATTCTGTCCACGCTCATGCATGGGATGGTGCTAAATTCGTCAAGTTGAAACATACGTTGGCTGGTGGTTACCGCGTTCCGGGTATGTCGTCTGGTTTTGTAATACTGAGTGAGAAAATACAATACGTTCGAGATTTCGACATACTAAACAAATGGGAGCCTAGGTATGACACACTGTTTAGTTACGATTTTGATCGTATAACCGTGTCGTCTGTGGAGGGCGTCGCTGGCAATGGGAAAACTTACGAGATAGCTCATACGTTGGATGTCGGTCGTGATATGGTCGTCGTAGCGTCAACAGAAGGCGCAAAAGATTTGAGAGAAGCGATAGGTCATGGTAATTGCGTCGCAACTGTTGATTCAGTGATGATAAATCCGGAAGCGTACGAGCAATCACAGGTTGACACCCTGTTTGTTGATGAGGCGATGAAATGTGCCCCAGGATGCGTGTGGTTAGTCTGTAGTGTGTTGCGACCGCAGAGATTACTACTATTCGGCGATAGCAAGCAACTAGCTTACATCGTGCGTGAGAACACCATAAAATGCTTGTGCATGGCTTGGGAAAAGATGCCGTATGAGTACAGAGAAACGACAAGAAGAGTGCCTCCATCAGGAATACCTGCCTTGCGATACTTTCATCCGATGATAAAATGTCATCCAGATAGAGCGAGATTGGGTCACGGCGAGTTGATAGTGGACCAAATAACGTCGATAAATCAAGTGCCGAAAGACAGAAGGGAAGGCGTATTATATCTGACGTTCACTCAGGACGAGAAAGTGTCGTTGAAAGCGTACATGCCTTCAGCAAGAATCGGCACTGTTGATGAAATGCAAGGCAAGACCGCCAAGCACGTCTATTTCGTGCGCTTGAAAATTCAAGAAGTGGAAATCATGACGTTGAGAAAAGGTGCGTGGATACACGTGGGTATTTCTAGACATACGTGGAGTTTACATTATCTCACTGTGACGAAAGATGACACCTACAAACTCTTGAAGGGAGAAGAAACGATCCCCATGGATGAATCGAATGATGACGAATCTGGTGATGATGTGCTGCGTGGAGTACCTCGGCTTTTAGGATTACCTTGGGCGCGAGTCGCAATACGAGTAAAAGTGACCGAAAATGACAAGATTGACAAGAGCACGTTGATGTTATTCGAAAGACATAAGTTCAAGCATAGAGGATTGAATAGAATCTTCAGTGATGGTAAACATCCGTACAAACTGTCGGCGTTCATAGAAAGAATGGCGACGTTCACTTCTGATATGGCACCAAAAATAGAGATGTTGATGCCGAGAATACCGTCAGTAGTAGATGACAATTCAAATTTTCGACATGCACTCGTTACCATTCAAATGCTGATGGACAGAATTTTCAGCCAACCTGATCCAATAGCTCTGGAATACATTTACAAGCAGATACCAGAAGTACCAATCGGTGTTGAGATAATACCGTCGAAGCTGATGGTGGCGTATGCAAAAGAAGGGCGAGGTGAAGAATACCTGAAACCCTCATTGAAGACAATACAGAGTCCATTGTTCAGAGGCACCCTGGCTGAGGTGATCAACGGAATACAAAAGCGGAACCTGAACGTCCCTTCAATGCAACAGGAGACTCGAGGAGACATAGCCGAATTGGTCGCGAATAATTACTTCAGTGTTTACATTGACAGAGAGAAAATGCAGTCTGCGATGAACAACGTAGATATACGCAGCATTCAACCATTCAAGGGATGGTACAAGAATTTGTCTTCTACGAGACATTCGCAGTACGACGGAATGGAAACGAAAGAGCGTAATGAGGCTGTATTCGCATCGTTCTTGAAATCAGTGCCTAAGACGGCTCTGAAAGACACGATAAACTTCGAAATGCCAGGTGGACAGGTAATCACTGCACATCATTCGTTGGTGACAGCAGCGTACGCAGGCTTGGTGCGTATGTTAGCCGCACTGATAAGGGCTAGTTTGAAAGACAAGTACGTAACGACTGATGGACTGTCTACCGATGAGCAGTCTGCGCATGTACATAGCAATATTTGCGGCGAGGGACTTATGACATTTCTAGAAGCAGACATGTCCAAGTACGACAAATCACAAGAAGAAATAGCGTTGATGGTTAACATCTATGTGATGCGCGCATTCGGTTTTCCGATATTGGCACTGGCTGCATGGGCATCATGCCACACTACATCACGACTGATCTTCCATACGATTGGAGTATATGTCAAAACTTCGTACCAACGCAAAAGCGGAGACGTCATGACATTCACTGGAAACACTATACACACTATGGCTGCAATTGCTTGGGTGTATAGAGATATGAGTGAGGAATTCATTATGGGCATTTTCTGCGGTGATGATTCTCTTATAGCGATTCTAGGAAACGTAAGAGTACCAGACAGATCTGCCGAGTTCGCTGAGATATTCAATCTCACTGTAAAAATAGAAGATTATCCTCAATGTCCTATGTTCGCGTCGCAGTTTCTACTGTATATAGACGGTTACTATAGACTAATACCCGACCCTTTAAAACTATTAATAAAATTGGGTAGGGATGATTTGTACTGCGGTGAGCATGTAGATGCTTATTTCATCTCGTTTTGTGATAAGGCGAGAGTGTTTCGAAACAATACTGTTAGAATGGAAGCTGCAAAAGCTTCACTGGAGCGGCATGCTAAGTCTATGCATTTCGCACCTGATTCTCTGCACGCGGTACCGGAATACTTATGTCAACTAACTAATAATAAGAACGAATTCCGGAAACTGTGGAAAGGATCACGAAAAACGTGGGGAAGAAAGTTAGGGAAGGTCATGTTGGAGAAATTCCGTAGAGAGGAAGAATTCAAACAGTCTTCCGCCTGGGAAGTATTCTGAGTATAGTAAGTAAACAGAAGTAATACGAATTGTCATGACGAGTCATAGAAATTCGCAAAGTGTAAATAATGTAGAATAATTCACACGACAATAGGTCGCAGTACTTACCTGATAACAGTCAGGTGATCTCGATACAATCGAGTGTTGAAAGAGTACATCATATTGAG